GCCAAATGCAGTATTGTTACCCTCGGATTGAAATAATAATGCTTGACCAAGTCTTAAATTTGTAGTGTCACCTTGGAGATAATTAGTGTCTGCACTAGTACTGACTACGGCTGTGCCTAATCCTAGAAAAAGCGGTTGATAACTCATGTGGGAATCCTCATATTCTAGTATTTATCGAACATTTAGTCAAAAAAATACCCGCCGAAGCGGGTAAATTATATGGAATCATCGTCGTCCCAGGGCACCGGAATCCATCCCAATCTTAGCAAATCTTCTTGGATTTCATCAGTTATTTGACCTTCTGGAACATATCCTTTAGTGCCCCATATATCACCATTGCCCAGACCTTCACCTATGCCAGAGCAGTACCAATCAATGTAATCGCCTTGTTCACGCATGTCTGCTACAATGCCGCCACTACTGCGCCACGACGCACTCCATAGATCCTTGTCCGGATCTTGCCGCAGATACGGAAACATTTCTTTACGTACAAATCGCATGTTGCACATGGCCGCATAAAGATTCTGTGCATATGATTCGCTGGCTCGTACCTTGTCTAGAATCCAATCTGTGCTACGCAAATCGTATTCCATGTTGTTATTTTGCCACTTTGGATCGTGGATACGGTTAGCCTCGTCAATCTTGATTTGCTCCCACATGTCAAGATAGTCTTGATTAGGCTCTTCGCCCGCTTCTTCAGCCCGGCGGATTGCACCTTCTTTTTGGAAAGTATGTCGTTGGGGACTTTTGGAAATCATTTACGGCCAGTGTACTCTAGTTTACGGAACACGTTTCGAACACCAATGGCTTGCCGTTGTGCGTCTGCCAAGGCATTGTGTTTGAGTTCTTGTGGCATGTCTGGATCTGCCAAATCAAACAGTGTGCGGGTGTCACGCATTTCCCAGAAATTCCAAGGATATGCACGACCTAATTTATCATAGATGTTTTGTAGGATCATCAAGTCAAAGGTAGCACCGTGACTCCAAAATTGCTGACATCCCCATGCCAGTGCATGAAACTGATTGATTGCTTCGTGAATTGGAATACGATTGAGAGGATTAAATGCTTCCTCCATGACGTCAGTATTTTGCTGATTCCACCATTTAAGTGTGTCGTCACTGACAGTACAGCCTAGTTTATCTTGGCTGTCGATGTCTACACGTAGATAAAGTTCCTTCATGGGAGTATTACCAAACGGATCAAATCTTACTGCTCCCAGTGTAAGGATTGTTGCTGTTGTTTTGGTATCCAGTGTTTCCAAGTCAACCATTAAGTGTTGGGCCATTTATGCTCTTTCTATGTGATAGTTAACATATTATACACGATCTAATGATCGAAGTCAACCTTATAATTCATCCAATCGTTGTGCTACTAGATTGGCAACGGTTTGTTCCAACTGCTGAATATGATCAGCCGACTCTTCTAGCAAATCTGCTATTCGGTCGTTGGCGCCTTCTTGAACACTTTTGCGATCTTTGATCTGCCTACGTATTTCTGCTCGCTTGCGTAAACGAAATACTAGGCTTTGTTCTGCTACTGGTAAATGACTTTCATCTTTCATATCTTTTCCACAATGTGGTATCCTGAGTTAGGATATGTTTTTATCAACCATTCCAACATGCCCGGGTCGTTGGGCAGTCGGATTGATTGAAACTTGTTTGTGATATACGTCATGCTAGTTGCTCACGAACCCAAGCAAGACGTGCTTGCTCGTCCAAGGCAGTATACTCAACAATGTTAGCACGGATAGCATCTACCAGTGGATAGTATTCTTCATCCAGTTGATGTTTGATGTCCTTGTTCAAGTCTACTAACTTGTCTGTACGTGGATTGCGAGCAACCCACTTTGAAGTCAAGTAGTATGGGCTCTTGATCTTGGCACTCACACCATCTTCAGTATAGAATACAAATCCTTCGTGTTTGACAGCCTTAACTTCTTCTAACAGTTGTCCCATAGAAGTGTAAGACGATTCCACAATGTTAGTGCGGAACATGTTTTGCATCAGCATCAATATTGCCGCATTAGATTCAATCGGGCTGTTCCATTCGTTCTTTCGGAATCCCAACAGATACATACCTAACTTTTCCGGAACTATATGTGGGTCGTCCTTGTGAACGCACTCAAACATAAAAGTATGACCTTCATATTCTTTGCACACTGTACGATAACGGTCTATCTTGTCTCCAATCATTTCACGTGCCATGGCAACATAAGGACTGTCAGTGCTGCCAGTTGTACTGATCAACACATCGTCCTTGTACCAAGTACACGCAACCATGAAGCCGTTGACTTTGCGGAAAGCAGTTACACGAGTATCTGGAGTCAGCACAGGTGCTGACTTTTCAATACCGTAGTTGTAGATCTTTGTGAATGGATAAGCAACCAAGTTGAAATCCTTGTCCACAATGCTCCCACGACATTCTGCAATGTAATCGTTCCACAAGTTATCGTAGAACACTTTCTTCTTGTACTTGAGTACGTAGATACCGTCGCCACATTCTTTCATGTTAACTAGGTTAGACGATTCTACGTACTTCTTCAATTCATCTTTAAACATCTAAACACCTATATACTTTCTAGCCTCCGCCATTAAAGTCGGATCGCCTTTGGTCATAACTTCTAACAATAATCGCTTTTCTTCCAAGTAGGTCTTGGCAAACGCCGCATCATGACTCATGATACTACGAGTGTTAGCGATTAAGTCAGCCAACTTAACTGTCTGTGCTTCAGCAGGAGCCATTGCACTGTGCGCTCTGTCTAATGCCTTGCGGTGTGCTCTGTTGCCGTGTTCTGGGCGACTAACATCAGTTAACCATCCAACTAACTCAGCAACTTCTACACCAAACTCGCCGCGGATGACTTCGATGGTAACACCAGTGTCTTCCACAGTGTCATGCAACCAAGCAGCCGCGATCATTGCTTCAGTACCGCCAGCATCGCGCACTATCTTTGCAACTTCTGCGGGGTGGACAATGTATGGCTCGAAAGTGTACTTCCGAGTCTGTCCAACAGCCGCATGTGCCGCTGTAGCGAATACTCTTGCTCTTTCTACCATTGTCATTGTGTTACTCCTTAAACGTGATGACCTTTAACTTCATTATCTTTGACCATGCGGATTGCACGTTCCATTGACACAACAATTTCACCTGTTGAGTCCATGCCTACATCCAATGCACGATACTTCTCCAGACCGCTGACATTTCCGTGCAAGTGTCCATGAAAGTGCAACGAGCCTCTGTGCATCTGGTCCCACTCAGCAATCGGATAATGGAACATGACAATCTTGTGACCATCATATGTAATATCCAAGTACTCATGTATTTCTGCAAATGCACTGCGGAATGTTGTATCCATCAATGTCTTACGGTCATGATTACCTCTAATCAAAATCTTTGTGCCGTTCAAACGGTTTACCATTTTACCAGCATCGCTACCACTCATGAATGCTACATCGCCCAAGATGTAGACTGTGTCTTCGGGCTGTACTTTTTTGTTCCATTCCACAGCCATTGCGTTATTCATGTAGGCAACATCGTCATTAAAACGTGCTCGCGTCTGTGGACAGAACTTCATTATGTTCTTGTGTCCAAAGTGCAAATCACTTGTTATCCATGTTGTCATTCTTCTATTGCTTTCCTAAAAATAATTTCTTGCCTGGCAAACGCATCTTGTTCCCACGGCATGTCCAAATACTTAGTTCGCTTGCTGTACTTTTTTCCGCACCAGTAATTGTAACCTTTTTTGGTTTTCAAAAATCCTTTTGCCATTTGTCGCACATGAACCATTTCATGTGCTAGTGTTAGTCCTAGTTCTTTGAGTTTCAATCTCGGACTGATCACAACAACGTAACTATCCAAAATATCCACAGGAACTGTCATTCCCATTCCCTTGCACTCATTGGCAATTCGAATAACCACCGCCTTGCGGCTTGCAGTCAATCCCAATTGGCTAACAATGCTAGGCAGTATTGCTTCAACAAATTTACGCTTGTTGGCACTGCGAGTTTCAACTAGGAATTCCATAGGGTGCTTTCTGTTTCTATGTATGTATTATACAGTCAAAACGAAGCCCTGTCAATTAAGATCAACAGGGCTAAAGGTGTTGTGATTTTACAACAGTTAGTTAGCGGCGTACCAAATTTCTTTAAAACCTTCTTCCTCAGTGGGCTCTTCCCAATTATCAATCATACTTTGTACAACTTTCCAAGGAACATTTTTACCAGGACGACCGGCTAATCGTTCTTTCAGCACATCTAACTCCGGAGTACGAAATACAACGGCAATATGCTCATACTTGGGCAAGGTATTAAACTTGCGGATACGGCTAACTGCTGTGGTACTAGTTTGATCCCAAATTACATCTAATCCATTTGCTTGGCAAATCAATGCCTGGTTGGCCATTAATCTAACAGCGATAGGCATGTAGTCTGAAAACACTTCGGAATAAGTTTTACCATGTTCCCTAGCGTATTCTTCTACAAACGCATCAGTAGAAACGATAGGCAAATCTACTGCCCAATCTTGATTAGAAATCCAGGTACTTTTGCCACTACCTGGTACTCCTACTAATTGATAACACTTTGGCATTATATATCTCCGTCTTGACGCATGTACTCATCTCCTGCTAACGGTACATGCTTTTCCTGCTCATCGTAAGTCCGGCCTAGAGCCTTCATCATTCGATGCTTGACTAGCAGGTTAGGACTACGAAATCGCTCAGTATCGTTGAACCCCATCATGACACCAACTTCGCATACTGCACCACTACGGCAGACACCTGCGTAGCAATGCACAACTACATTCATGCGGTTCTCCAAAGCATGTTGTAACAATCGAACAAGTTCGTCGGCCTGTTCTTGACTGCACCGCATGGCTTCGTCTAAGGCAAAGTCTTTTTCTTCAATGTCCAAGAACTCAAAGTTGTGACGCTCTTTGAATTCGTGCTTGGCTTCGGGCCGCCAGCCGGCAGGATCCACAATACTAATCAGCATACTATTTGGGCCAGCATCGTGATGAAATCCTGTTGGGATATCAGCGGCGGCCACATTTTCAATCCAGGGCATTATTCATCCTTTACAAAACTAACACTTTCACTATAATAGCCATTGCTTTCGCCTAGCCAGCGCAAGTCCACATAACCCTTGCGAGTTGCAAACTTGTAGAAAGTCCATGTGTAAGACTCGTATGCTTCAAAGTCTGCTGGACTTTCGCCTTCAACTTCTTCAGCAATTAAAATCTCTGAACCCACTAGGTCTTGCAGATCGCCGACGATGTCCTCGATGCGAACACTTTCGCAACAGTCTTGCTCGTGATACATACGATATGTTTCACCGTCTGTGGTCTTGAAAACAAGTTCGTAGTTATCCCCTTCGACGCTGGACAAAGTCTTGCCCTTCAACACATCAACATTGCAATACATGTCTCTATAATATCCCATAATATCTCCTTACTGTGTTCGACGTTTCATCCATGTGTATGCAGTTCCATCCGGGCACTTGCCATCTTTGATTTCATCTGCTCCAAACTTACCTACTATTTCATACTCGTCACCTTTGATGGTAACAAATACTGCTAGGGTTTTTGCCCAATCCATTGCTGGAGTTAGGTTATTAAAATCTCGTTCACTAGCGACACCGCTAGTATCTTTCCAAATTACTTTTATATTTTCTTTTTTCATACTTGTATTATATACTTGTTTTGCTGTTTTGTCAAGTGGCCTCGCCACCAGGAATCGAACCTGGATCAAAGGTTTAGGAAACCCCTATTCTATCCATTGAACTACAGCGAGAAGTGTTTGGTGTGACCGGGTGGATTCGAACCACCAAGAACGGCGTTATAGCCTAGTCCCTTCCCCAATGCCAAAATGCTTTAGCCGGGAGCGTTGCCAATTTGCTTACGGTCACGTATGTATTATACTACCGATCAGTCTAATTGTCAAGCCTTGCAGGTGGGGTGATATTCATAGTTGACAGTGAATTCATTTTCCCTAAAAACTTCAGCACCATTCTTTAAATGAAAGCGCCTTGCCATTTCTGTTTTTGGACTTAGGGTAACAAATCGATCTACATCTGGAAACTGTTGTTGTATTTGCGCCACAGTTTTACTCAACAGTTCTGCACCTGCTCCGGGTGCATAACTCCAAATTGTGTAGAAGATTGCCGCTTTGGGCGATGTTGATTCTTGCATTAGTTCATCAACTGAACTTGGTACAAAGTCTTGCAAACTAACACAGACCATGGCCCGTGGTTGATTTGTTTCTTCGTCAGTTATACTGCTAACAAATCTTGTACCAGACACACGAAACTCTGTAGGAATTTCTGGACGTACTGGATCGTCTTTGATAAACTCAAGTAATGGGCTTGTGAGGTCTCGGATGAATGTTAGCATACGACTATTTATATCTATGCAGTTAATTAATTGCTGGTTACGGATTCCGGCGATACCTTATCTTGTACCCGATTTTTCTACTAAATTATCTCTAAAGATTGCCCAGGCTCTTTCCCACGTCCAACGTTGACTACCCGCTAACACTTTTGTACGATCCAGCAATAATGCGGCATCTACTGCTAATTTTAAATCTTCACGCATACATCCAGTAACGCCTTCGTCAACCACATCAAGTGGACCTTGGCATGGATAAGCGGCAACTGGTGTTCCACAGGCCATGGCTTCAATCATTACAAGTCCAAATGTTTCCCAACGGCTTGGAAATACAAACACATCTGCCATGGCAAAATATTTGGCTAATTCTTGACCGCGCTTGGCACCCACAAACTTTACATCAGGATACTGTGCCTTATATTCTTCTAACATAGGACCATCGCCTACCATGAACTTAACACCCTCATAGGGCATTTCAAAAAATGCTTCTAGGTTCTTTTCTTTACTCACACGGCTAACACATACTAGTATTGGACCGTTTGTCACTGTGCCTGTCCGCTGACTTGGATTGAATATGGTTCTATCCACACCACGAGTCCACGGAATAACATCTCCATCAAATCCATGTGCCTGTAACTCCTTAACCATTGTATCTGTAGTAGTCAATACTCGACCTGCGTGTTTATGGAACCAGCGTACTAAAGGCCAAGTAATGGCTTCAGGTATTCCAAATAAAGCACGGAGTCCTTCAGGGAACTTAGTATGATAAGCAGTATTGTAGCAAAGATTATGTTTTGAAAGATATTTTCTAGCAGACAGACCAACAGGACCCTCTGTGGCGATATGGTAATAATCCGCACCCACCGCCTCAATCTTCTTGCCCATCGCCCTTGTATAGGCAATCTTGACTTCGTTGTAGCCAGGACAATCAAAGTGGCGGAAGTCCCCGGGAGTAATGTAAACAACGCGATACCCATCCAGAACCGCACAAGCCTCGATGTTTTTGTAAGTTGTGACAACGCCATTGATCTGCTCCGGTAAGTTATCAGTTATAATTAAGATTGTTTTTGACATGTTGCTATTACTT